CCAATAGAATCAGTTGCTCAAGGAGTTGGTATTGGAAGCACACTTATTTTCAGCACTCCAGGTGTTGGATTAAGTGAATTATTTGTTCCTACAAAATCAATATATTTTAGAAATCATAATTTAGAAACAGGTGATGAATTAACATATTCTACTAATGGTGGAAATGGATTAAGTGTTGTTGGTGGAACATCAGCATTATTACAGGATGGTGAAAAGTTATATGCTGCAAAAATAACCGATAGTTTAATTGGTATTGCAACTGTAAGGGTAGGATTAGGAACTACGGGAACATTTGTTGGTATAGCAAGTGCATTTAGAAATTCTACTATTTTAACATTTACTGGAATTGGAACAGGAGTTAAACATAGTCTTAAAACTAACTATAAACCAATTACAGGTGATATTACTAGAAATAAAGTAAATGTATCAACAGGCGATTCTCATGGATTAATATCTGGAAATACTGTTGATATCAATATCAATCCTGGAGTTACTACTTCTATTGTTGTTAAGTATAATGATTTTAATAGAAGGTTAGTAATAGATCCTAGAACATTTGCTGCAGTAGATATTGATAACAATAATAATTCTATTGAAATACAAGATCATAGATTTAATACGGGTGATAAAGTAATTTGTAGTATAGATTCAAATACAAGTAATCTTATTAATAATGGAATTTATTATGTTATAAAAATTGATAATAATAATATTAAATTATCTACTTCATATTATAGTTCTAGATTACTTAATCCAGTTACTGTTAATATTACTGGTGCAGATTCAGGATCATTTTCTGCTGTTAATCCTCACATAGATCTTTATAAAGATTCTACTGTAGAATTTGATGTTTCTGATCCTTCATTAGGATATGATAGTCAGGGAAGTTCTTATTCTGCATTTGAATTTAATTTTTATACTGATGATACCTTCACAGATCTATGGGAAAAAACTGCAGACAGTGTATCATTTGAAGTTAAGAAAACTGGTAAAATTGGTGTTTCTGCTAATGCAAAAGTTTCACTAACAGTCAATAAAAATATTCCTCAAAATTTATATTATAGACTTGAACCAATATATGAAAATAATCTACCTCTTGTTAAAAAGGAAATAGTAGTAGATGATGAAGTTGTTAGTGGTAGTCAGGTTGAAACTTTTGAAAGTAAGTTTAATGGCAATCATTCTATTGTTGTTGCTGTTGGATCAACAAATGCCTTCAGTTACACTTTAAGTCAATATCCAGAAAAAACATCTTATTCTACATTAACTTCTCTTATTCAATATAATACTAATTCTAAAACTGCATATGGTCCAGTTGCTGATTTCCAAATAAAAAATGGTGGTCAAAATTACTATTCTTTACCTGGAATTAATACAATAACAACTGAATTTGGTAGTAATGCTGTTATAAGTGTTGGAAGTTCTAGTATTGGTCGTATTAAGAAAACAAATATACAAAATATTGGTTTTAATTTCCCATCTGATACTACCTTAAGACCAACTGTAGCATTACCACAAGTAATGAAGATGAAGTCTTTGGCATCTATTGGATCTATTGGAATTGCTTCAGTAGGAAAAGGATATGCCGTTGCTCCAACTTTATTAGTATTTGATGGAGAAACTAAAAAGCAAATTAAAGATATAGATTTACAATATAAATTGGGAGAATCTCAAGTTACTATCCTAAACAATACTACAGGGATAAGTCCAGTTAATCCAATAATTATACCTACAGGTAATTCCAATGGTGTTGGTATTAGTACGGTTGGATTTAATACTACTACTAAAGATGTAACTCTTACTTTATCAGTAGGATTTAGCACTGCAAATTCATTCCCATTTGAAGTAAATGACGAGGTTTTAATTGAAAATATTAGTATTGGTATTGGATCTACTGGTAGAGGATTTAACTCTGCTGAATATGATTATAAGTTATTCACAATAACTGCTGTTGATCAAAATTATGGTGGTATTGGAATTGTTACTTATAGTTTATCTGATGAACTTGTTGGAGCAGAATATCCTGGATCATATAATCCATTTAACTCTGCTGCTGCACGAATAATACCTAAAAAGTATTTCCCATCATTTAGTGTTGATTTATCTTCTAATGAATATTTGGTTGGAGAAACTGTTACTTCAAAATCTAAAGAAGGATATGATGTATCAGGAAAGGTTGAAACTTGGGATGTTGAGAATGAAATTCTAGTTGTTTCTGGAACTAGCGGATTTGCAGAGGGTGAAATTATTCAAGGAAGTTCTTCTAATACACAAGGTATTGCTTCTTCAATATCATCTTATAAATCTGATTTAACTATAGATGCATTTTCTAAAGTAGAGAATGGATGGCAGACTGATTCTGGATTCCTTAACTTATCACAGCAACGATTACAAGATAATGATTACTATCAGAACTTCTCATATGCATTAAGATCTGCAGTATCATTTAGTGTTTGGGAAGATGTTGTAAGTAGTATAAACCATACTTTAGGATATAAGAAATTCTCTGATTATCAATTAGATTCTACAGCAACAGATGCTTCTTCTATGATTGTTGGTTTAACAACAGCAACCACAGAAGTTGACCCTGTTCATGATTTAGTTGGCATTGGAAATTTAAATACTTTTAGTGATTTTGATTTAGTTAAAGAAAATTCATTAATTGTTCCTCAAAATGTTCTTTCTGATGAAATAATATTTTCTAGCAGAATATTGCAGGATTATGAGGAGTCTATTGGAAATAGAGTTTTAACAATTGATGATATGAGTGGATCATTTAATAGTAATCCACGTTCAACTCCTTTTAGTGTTGTTGAGACATTTAAATTATCTGAACATAGAGCACAAAAATATATTTGTTATATTCGTGATAAGAGATTTTATGGTCAAAGACAATTAATGGTTGTTGATTTAATTCATGATGGTTCTTTTGCATATATTCAACAATATGGAAGAGTTGAAACAGTATATGATCAAGGTTCGTTTGATTTCTCAATAGTTGGTTCTGAAGGGCAATTATTATTCTATCCAACTAGATCTGCAGTAAATGATTATGAGGTTGTTGCACTTTCATACAATCTTGATGATAATCTTTTAGGAGTTGGAACTACTTCTGTTGGAACTACATTAATAGATTCTCATAGTGTAAATGTACCTAAAGCAAGTGCATCTACCAATATTGTTTCTATCGGTAATACATATAGATCTGCAAAAGTTCTTGTAGAGGTTACTGCAGATAGTGAAGATGTTGGAGTATATGATGAATTTGGAATGGTAGAACTTAATTTAGTTCATGATGGAACAGAAGTTGATATGTTGGATTATGCAGAGATGACAACTTCTTTGAATCATTCTAATGTAAGTGGTTTTGGTACATTCTCTGCATATATTGATGGATCAAATGTTAAAGTTGATTTCCATCCAAATTCAGTTGGAATAGGAACGACAGCGATTGTTAATGCTATTGTAGTAGCACAATCTAATGAATCTACTACATCAGAATCTGGTATAGATTTGAAACATGCTAGACTGGAAAGTAGATCAACAAATATACCTGCTTCAGGAACTCCTACTCCACAAGTTGTTGGTGATTACTCTGATGAGTATGATGCTGCATATTTTGTAATTCAGATTTCTGATACAAGTAATGGTGAATATGGAATATCAGAACTGATAGTTGTTGATGACTATGATATTAATTTTGGAACTGGTCAAACTTATGACACTGATGAATATGCTGTAGTTACTACATCTGGTGGACAAAGTATTACTGGATTAGGAACCTTCTATACAGGTATTTCTACTAATAACGTAGTTGCTGGTGGTGGTGCAGTTGGAATTGCAGGAACTACTCAATTGATCTTTACACCTCTTCCTAATGTTGCAACAAACGTTAAAGTCTTTATGAATGCATTTAGGTATCAAGATGATGCTCATACTAATATTGACTTTAATAATTCATCAATACAAGTAAGATCTTCTGATTATACTGGTACTGATAGAGACATTAAGAGAGCATTTAATTTAACACATAATCAAGATACTGTCTTTGAGAGAAGTTTTGAGGGTAATGATTCAACTATCATAAACACAACTGATGATACTATTGAACTACCTAACCATTTCTTTGTTAGTGGTGAAAAAATTAAGTATGTTCATGCTGGTGCAGGAACTACTCAAGCAATTGGAATTGCTGCTACTAATGGTTTTGTAGGTATAGGAACTACTGATAAATTACCTAATGATGTATTTGCTATTAAAGTAGATGATAATAAGATTAAAGTTACTGATAGTGCTAGAAAGGCTCTTCTTTCAGTTCCTGAATCTGTTAGTTTAACTAATGTTGGTATTGGAACATCTCATAGATTTGTATCTACAGATGCTAATGCTAAAGTTCTACTTTGTTTAGATAATATTGTTCAGTCACCTGTTGTATCAACTGCAGTAACAACAACTCTTGCAAGAGAGATGTTTACTACAGACGACCTTATAAAATTAAGTGGAATAACATCTATATTTGGTGGTGATCTGTTAAGAGTAAATGAAGAGATAATAAAGATTGAATCTGTTGGAGTTGGAAGCACTAATGTTCTACGAGTTCGTAGACAGTGGATGGGAACCAATCTTGCAGGTCATTCTACTGATTCATTAGTAACTAAGGTAAATGGTAATTATAATATTGTAGAAAATCAACTTAATTTTGTTGAAGCACCATATGGTAAGATTCCATTAAGTACATCAACAAACCCACCTGATTCTAGAGATTGGACTGGAATATCAACAAGTTCTAGTTTCCAAGGAAGATCCTTCATGAGATCTGGTGTTCCAAATACAATTAATGATACTTATTATAAGAACCTGGTATTTGATGATATTTCTTCTGAATTCAATGGAATCAATAAAGATTTTGATCTAAAATCTGATGGTAATAATATTACAGGAATTGCAACTGAAAATGCTGTTATTTTAGTTAATGATGTATTCCAAGGACCAATTCTCAATTACACGTTAAATGAGAATCTAGGAATAACCAGTATTCAGTTTACTGGTACTGCTTCATCTACAACAGATGCAAATGTAACTTCTCTACCTCTTGGTGGTGTTATTCTTTCTGTTGGATCTACAGAAGGATTTGGTTATCAACCATTAGTTGCTGCTGGTGGAACTGCTGTAGTATCTGCTGGTGGAACTATTAGTTCTATTGGTCTTGGTAATACTGGATCTGGTTATCGTTCTGGTGTCCAAACTGTAGGGGTTTCCGTTCAGGAAAGGAATGTAGAAACTACATCAATAACTTCTATAGGAACTGCCTCTATTGCTAGTGGACATATAACTGGTGTTGCGGTTACAAACTGGAATGCATTCTATAAACCAAGAGATGTTAGACAAGCTTCTTACACTCATACAACTGGTATAACAACTATTACAACTGCAACACCTCATGGATTGTCCTTGGGTGATGAGGTTAAATTATCTGGTATTGCATTTACATGCACATACTCTAGTGCGGCTACAAGAGATGTTCAAACCGCATCTTACAATAATGCCAATGGCACTATGACAGTTACTACTTCAACTCCTCATGGGTTGAAAGTAGGTAAAGATGTAATTTTAACTGGACTTGCATTTACATGTGGATTGGATAATGGTGCTTCAGATCATTACTATCCTAGAAATAGAGATAGATTTTATGACACTGCAATTTCTATTGGCACAACAACTAATACAACTATTAGTGTTAATGTAACTGCAGCAAAGGATTTAGATCAATATGCACATACTTTTGTTAGTGCATCAGCAGGTGCAGTGGTTACAGGTGGTTCTTACAATCATCAATTCATAGGAACTGCTGATGATGCAATTATATCTGGTGGTGCTTATAACCATACTTTCGTTAGTGCTACTACAGGTGGGGTAACAGTTGGTGTTGGCACTACTACTCCAACCAGTGCAACTTATGATGCAAACACAGGAGATATGGTTCTAACCATTCCTGGTCATGGAGCAATAGTTGGTGCTGCTGTAAGTTTTGCAATTGGATCAATAACATTCAGTTGTGAAATGGATGGAAATACTTCTAATAAGGCATATCCACGTTCAACTGATCCGATTGTAGCAATTGGTTCTACAGTAATTACATCCTCAACTAATAATACTATTACTGTTAATGTTGGAACATCTAAAACCGTAACTCATGATGTTACTGATGCTTCTTATGATCCAACAAACGGCACTTTAATATTAACAAGTCCAAATCATGGTCTAAAATCTGGTGTGTCTATCAGAATACCTGATAATGCATTGACATTTACTTGTGATATGGATGCACATAGCACTAAACACACATATCCAAGAAGCACTGATCCAATAGCAAATACTGCTGTTTCTATTGCTTCTACAACTAATAATACTCTTACAATTAATGTTGGTTCATCTCCTGAAGTTAAGTATAATGTAAGTGCTGCTTCTTATAACGCAGGAACAGGTCAATTAGATTTGACAATTGGTTCTCATGGTTTAACTGCTGGAACTAGTATAAAGATAGCAAAAGAATCTTTAGTATTTACATGTTCTAAAGATGGAAATGCAACTGAGCACAAATATCCAAGAGCAGGTGATCCTGGATATAATGGATTAAAGGTTATAGGTGTTAATAGTCCTACCAAGTTTGATGTAAATGTTGGAGTTTCAACTGTTCCTACATTCTATAAGACTGGCGGTAAGGTTCAGGGAGTTATTATAGCACCTAGAGATGTTAATAATTCGGCAAGTGGAACAGATCCTGCTGCTGGTGGAACAAATGTATTAGGAATTATTAATAACTATTCATTTACCATTAATAGTGGAATTTCTACCACTCCACACTTCTATGCTAGAGGGGGAACAGTAGAGAAACCATTAGATGTAATATTTGATGAACCTCTTTCATATACAAACATTCCTCTTGTTTATAGTTCTGATTCCGTTAGTGGAGTTGGTTCAGATGCAACAGTTGATGTTGTTATAGGTGCAGGATCTAGTGTAATTGACTTTACAATACAGAATACTGGATATGGATATGGTGTGAATGAAATTCTTAGATTACCTATTGGAGGAACAACAGGTATACCTACTACTTCAACTTATAAGGAATTCCAACTCACTATAGATGAGATATTTACTGATGAATTTACAGGATGGTCTTTAGGAACTTTACAACCATTGGATACACCTCAAGATGAATTTGATGGTGATACAATGACATTCCAATTGAAATTAAATAACGATATTATTTCTATTAGAGCCGCTAAAGGATCTAAGATAAATGTTCAAGATGTTATCCTAGTATTTGTAAATGATATTCTTCAGGTTCCTGGTAAAGGATATACATTTGAGGGTGGAAGTCTAATCACATTTACAGAACCACCTAAAGCAGGTGATACTTGTAAGATTATCTTCTATAAAGGAAGTGGTGGTATTGATGTTAAATCAAGAGATATTATTGAAACAGTTAAGATTGGTGATGATTTACAAATAACTTATGATTCTGCTAAAGGACAAGAACCTTGGTTAGAAGAAGATAAGAGATCTGTATTAAGAGTAGATTCAACTGATATTGTTACTACTAACCCATATTTTGGACCAGGAAACACTGAAGATGAAACTTTAGAACGACCTGTTACTTGGTTTAAACAAACTGAAGATATGATTATTAATGATCTTCAGGTTGGTAAGGATAGAGAGTTGTATGAACCAAGTATATTCCCAGCTGCAAATATTCTAAAAACTGTTGGAATTGGATCAACAACAATTTATGTTGATAATGTTAGACCATTCTTTGATCCTAGAAATGAAAATCCTGATCAGAGTATTCGCACAACTGTACAAGATAATATTACTATAGTTAATCAAGATGCTAAAGTTGGAGCAACTGTTTCTGCTTCTATAACAAGTGGTTCAGTTTCTTCTATCACAGTTGTTGATGGAGGAAAAGGATATACAACTACACCTTCTGTATCTATTCAAACTCCAGTAGGACTTGGATCTACTGCTACTGCTACCGCTACTGTATCTAATGGATCTGTAACAAGTATCACAGTAACATCTGGTGGAACAGCATATACAACTGCTCCACAAGTTCTTATTGATCCTCCTTCATTAATTTCTGAGAGTAATGATGTTCTTTCATATAATGGTGATTCTGGAACAGTTGTTGGATTTGGAACAACTGTAGTATCAAATATAGACAAATTAATTTTAGACTTCTATATACCACAAAATTCATTCCTTAGAGATACTGATATTGTAGGCACAGCAACAACATTAAGTGGTATTAGTGTTGGTGATTACTTTATAGTTAATAATTCAAATATTGGATTTGCACAAACTTCTATAGTATCAAGAAGTTTAGGTAATACTATAGTTGCAACTGGTACATCTTTCTTTGATAATGTTTATCAGGTTGAATCTGCAACTGTTGTTAGTGTTGCAAATACAAACATAGGAATATCTACTGTTGGAACAGCATTAACAAACATAGTTAGAGTTCAGACTAGAATAAGTGGAATATCTACATTTACTTTCTCATCAAATTCAATATATTTTGATTCAACAAATTATAGTTTCGATAATCAAAACTCTGATATTGGTGGTGGTGCTAATACAGGAATTGGATACACTGGTGAATTCATCAACCGTCCATTCTTAGGTAACTTTAGTTGGGGTAGAATTGAACTTCAAGGTAGATCTGAACTTAATGCATATCCTTTCTTTGGACAAAATGGTGTTCTTGGAATAAATACTGGATCTCTAGTAACAAGAACAAATAGTTTGAGATTTAAAAATTATGATGTTTAGTGATATTCTAAATATTTCAAACCTAAAGTATCAATAATGGCTAAAGTAGGTATAAACACAGGTTCAGCACCAAACGCAGGAGATGGAAGCAGTCTTCTAGCAGGTGCAAATGCGATAAATTCTAATTTTAACGAAGTTTATAATTTAATTGGTGATGGAACTAATTTGTTGGCAGGAATTGTAACTTCTATAGTTGCAGGAAATAATGTAACGGTATCTGGTGCTACTGGTGCAGTCACTATTAA